TGTGGAAAAAGAAAAGGAAGCAAAATATGAAGAAGAATTTTCAACTGCTGGTGGTTTTAATTCTATACCAGATAGTTTAAGTAAAACTGTGTATATGTTGAATTTATCACAATTCACATTTAACAGAGGTAATGATGTTACACCAACAACTTATACACCACTTTCAGTATTAAAAGACGACCCTACTAAAAGTACACGTGTAGAAAAATATTTTAATACATTTTTTATAAAACTAAAACAAACTTTACGAGAAACCGAAGAAGAACTTAAAGAATTAGAAGATAAATTTGAATCAAGTGTGCGTGATAATGACATATCGACACAAACATATTATTCTTTTAAAAATATAAATGATAAATGGATTGCAGGTGAAGACAATAGAAAAATTTATGGTTTTCCTTTTAATAGAAACAGTACTGATAGATTAATCAATAAATTTTCTTTTGTGGATCGTGCAATGAACCCTATTGGTGATGAAGTTATAATTAATGCCGAACCATTAATTGAAATGTCAAAAGATTATGATATTAATGTTTTTACTATGTTTTCAAGATTATTGGCACATAATGGATTTGAATTTTTTCCATTACAAAACTTTATGGCGTATGAAGAAAACGATTGGCGAGAAGATTGTTGGAAAATATGGGAAACAATAACAGATCAAGAAGCAGTACCATCATTTGTATGTATGTATCTTGGTGGAACATCAAGTTTTTTGAAAAATAATCTTAGTAGTTACGATGATGATGGTTTAGATTTCAATAACATGAATGATGTTACGGATTTCAATAGTGAAGGTTGTCCAGATCAAAAAGAAGTTATTAATAAACCACCGATTAATTCACAGGGTAGAGAATATCCATATAGTGAAGTTCGTGCTTTCAGAGTAAGATATGCTGAACAAAATCAATCAATATTTAATAATGTTGATATTGATTCGAGAGAATATCCAGAAACCAATGAATCTTTGGCGATTTTATCAAAAATTGCACAAGATCAAAGTACAGCATCACCTGTAGCCAAAGCACAAAATCTATATAATACATATGAATCACGTGCATATTCTGCAAAAGTAGATATGTTTGGAAATGCTATGATACAACCAACACAATATTTCCAATTAGAGAATATTCCAATTTTCTCTGGTGCATATGTAATATTGAATGTTGAACATACAATAAATTCAAATAATCAAATGCGTACATCTTTTAGTGGTGTAAAAGTACTAAAATTCCCTAATCCTTTTGTAAAAGAATTTGCAACTGTTGTGGGAATAAACGAAGGTAATTCTACAGATATTAGCGGTAATAATGCAGATTTCCCACCAAAAAATACATCATGGGGTGATGGTGGTGCAGCTACATTACCAGAAGAAACGAAACATAATGCAATATATGATTTACAATTAAAACCTGAACCACCAAATTTAAGATCAGAATAAAATGGCTTTTAAAAAATTAACAGAAACGGGAAAAGAGTTTATAAGAAATGTTGGCACTGTTGCAACAAGAGATAATGGTGACACTTCATTACTTAGTGGAAACAATGGTGTATTACCATATAGTGATAAGAAAAATGATCCTAATATTGTTTGGACTGCAAATATTGTTGACATAAGAAACAATAACCCTATTACAAACAATAGTAAATATGTTGAATATTTAATATATTTATTTGATAAATATGCAAAAGAGTATGAAATGGACGCAAATATTATTGCTGCTCAAGCATATCAAGAAAGTAGATATAAAGCATGGATATATGTAAAGAAAATTGTTGTTAATGGTAAAAGATATGACAGTACTGCTTCAAGTATTAGTCAGATTGTAATGAATACCATGTATGATGCCATCTATAGATTTAAATTTTTAACAGATAGTGAAATAAGTTTAATTACAAATGGAATGACAAATCCATCGGCAAAATCATCGTGGAGAAGAGTTTTAAAACCAAGAGAACTCACTGCAAAAAATTATGAAACACAAGAAGCAAATAGATCAATTCTACATCAAAATATGATTGATAACACACATTTATGTATAAAAATACAATGTGGAATTATGGATTATATTGCTGGTAATAATGCAAATTTAGCTTCAAGTTGTTTATTTGCATATAACAGAGGAAGTGAATTAACCAGTAGTAATTATATAAATTTAATAAATAAAACATCAAAATCGGTTACTAATGGTAATGAATATATAAAAGAAGGTGTTAAATATGTTGAAGAAATATTCGGTTATCTTGGTGATAAAGATAATCAATATGTAAAAACATTAGATGATTCAACAAAAGGATATTGGTTTGGATATAAACTTGATTTAGATAAGAATAATTATAACGAATTTGACGCAAATGTAAAATCTGGTTTACCAAACGAATCAACCAGAAGTCTTTCTGCACTACAACTTGATTTTAGAGAAGCATATTTAGCAGCAAAAACTATATTTGAGGAAAAATACGCAAACCAATATTCTATTGGTGTAAGTTCAACATATAGAAGTATTGAAGAACAAAAACAACTATATAGAAAAGGTAGAAATTCACGTGGTGAAGTTATCGATAGAAGTAAGATTGTTACAAATGTTGATGGAATAAGAAACCTAAGTAGACATAATTATTTAAAATCAAAAGGTTTAGATTTTTTTGTATTCGATGAACAAACCAGAAAAATTGATTGGGACACAGTTTCTTTATATGAAGAATTTGCAAGATTAGTACAATCACAACTAAGCACTGTTACTTGGGGTGGTGATTTTACGTCTATAAATGACTATCCTCATTTACAAGTACCTACAACAGCTTAAAGAAGATTCATTTTCAATTCATGTAAACTCATAATATCTTTAATGGAACTTTCATTTTTAAATTCCATTTTTTTGATCTTATCAATAGTTCCATTAATTTTATCTTCTACACCTTCTTTGTTGGTACTCTCCAATAAACGTAAATTATCTTTTTTTAATGTTTCAAATAAATCATTTCTACCTCTATCATTCGATGATGCAATATTCTTAATTAATCGCATATCATCTTCGGTAAGTGAAGCATATTTTTCAGAAAATTTATTTATTGCAACTTCTATAAGTTTTTCTGGTGCAACTTCTTTTGGGATTTGTAATTCATTAACTTTTTCTTCTACAACTACTTCTTTTTCTTCTGTGACATGATTTAAAACGGTTGTAAATGATTCATGAATTAAATCAACATCAGGATTTGAATCATTTAATGTTTCAGATATCAAATTACCTAAAGCAACATAAAAATTATATTTATTATCATCAATGAAAGCAATGTTTTTGTCAACAAATTTTTTAATTTTATTATGTTCTTGAATTAATTGTTCTTGAGTATAACCTTCAAACAAACTAAGATTATTATCAATGTAACGTGTAGCAGCCATATCATTAGATATATGTTTCTTTTCTAAACGATCAAAAACTTTATATTCTAACTGTAATAATGGTGAATTTGAAACGATTTTCAAAAATTCTGATGCTTTAATTTTTGAATTATCAACACGTCCTTCAACAATATAATCGTTGCTCATGTTTCTTGTAATAATATCTTTTACAATACCGACATTTAGTGCTTTCATAATAATTATCTAATTTAATAATAAATACTGATTTTTTTATAAAAAAGTATTAAATTTGTATTCGTATTTATATGTATGAAAGAATTTCTAAAGAAATATACTCCCAAACATTACAAACATTATCAATCAATTGTTGATAAAAGAATAGGTAATGAAGGTAATTTAAACAAGTTTGTAAAAGGACTTGGCACACCCGATATTCTCGTTTGGTTGAAATCCATTTCATTAATGGAAGAAAAACATTCTTCATTTTTCGAAGAAGGTTGTATATTAACAACTTTTGTTATTCGAATACTTTGCTTAGAATTAGACGTTGAAATTGTCGAACTCAAAAATAGCGAAATAATTAAATTAATCGAACGCTTCGAAAAAGCATTAAAATTAGAACTTGCTTACAGAAAAGATGTAATTGATAGTACTCCAAATTTTACAATACTTAAAGATTTTGATTAATCTTTATCTTCAATATTATCTAAACCTAAATCTTCGAAATCACTTTCATTGATTTTGTGTTCTTTGTTAAAAGTACCACCCTTTTCTAAAAGACTATCAATTTCTTTGATCATACCAACAGCCTCAACATTAAGACGTGTTTTAGTAAAATCATTTTCTTTGATAATCTTCTTGTTTACCTCTTCTTTAACACTTTTCTTATTTTTTCCATCGAGAACAATATTATCTACAAGTTTATCGTAGTTTTCATTACTCATTCCCTTTGAATTAAACACTCGTAATTTTCCAGTTTTTTGATCTTCAAAAATTACGTTGTTGTTCTCTTTGAATCCCTTACCTTGACCGATTACTGGTGGAAGTGAGCCCGGACTACCGAATTCATTCTCTCCACCCGCTAATGGTGGTGGGTTTCCACCCATTCCACCCATGTCTCCACCAAGACCCATGTCTCCACCTTCCATACCACCTTCCATGCCAGTTTGTCCTGTCATCATTGCTGCTGCTTCTGGATCACCATATTTTTCATCAACATCAGTAAATATGCCAGTACTTCTAATAATAAGTGGTGTATCTTGAAGTTCTTGTGCGACTGCTCTTTCCATACGTTGCTTCTTAAAGTCTTCGATGATCTCACGATCTGACCAGTTGAAGAACAATCTTTTTGCTTCTGTATGTGACATTGCAGCAATTCCACCCTCATTTCGAGTTGCCTCTGTATAAGCAGCGATTTTTTGTTGCCATACTTCTGCTTTAAGAATCTCTTGTTGAGTTGATGGGTTAGTAAGTGCCAAGCTAAAATTCTTGATATCTTGACTATCAAATCCAAGTAAATAAAGATGGATCATAGCAATTTTATTCAATTCTTGAATTACAGCTTGTTGGATTCTATTAATTTTTTTCGCAAATCTTACGTCCATTTGCGCCATATTTTTACCTTCACCTGCTGCATCTTGGAAACCTAAGAACGGTTTTGGAATGCCAAGTCCTGTAAATAAATTATCACGAAGGTATTCAATATCTTGTATTTGGTCTAAATTCTGTGCACCTTGTAATGTGTCAATACCTGTTTGTACGTTAGCATTACGTACAGGAATAAAGAAATCTTCATCGTTCCCTAAAATATTGAAACGATAATCAATTTGACCACTATCAGGATAAACCTGTTGTTGTTTCTTAAATCTGGTAGCAACTTTTTGGATGTATTCTTCTATATCATCATCGTCAATGTTTCCTACGTCAATTTTAAACACACGTTTCTCACCCGCACGTATGATACGATAGGTAAGCATAGCATCTTCTGCCATTATTAATTGACGGAAAACACGTCTAATTTTATTTAACATAGACGAACCATATGGAAGATATTTATCATCACCCAATAATCTAAAGTGTGCTATTTCAAATATATTAAAATCAAGACCAGTTTCTCTATTTTTAAATTTAATGGTTGGTTTACCATTATGAACTCGTTCAATACGTTCAATTTCATAATTAACCTCTTGTTTTATGTGAGTAATACCTTTTTTCTTTTCACCCAACATATAAACAAAATTATCACCATATTTTACCAAGTTTCTTGTCCAAAATGGAAGGTTAACATTTACATCAATAATGTCGAAAAATAATTCTTCTAAATGTTCTTTTATTCTTTCTTTATCAGAATAAATATTTAACATTTTACCA